TTGTTTTGAAAGCATATTAGACGTAGAAAAAAATAACGTATGCTAATGCTTTTTTTGGTACGTCTCCAATTTCATTTATTTTTCGTTTGCCTGTATTTACCAGACCTGCTAGTCTAATCATTACATATCTCCTAATATTTCCATGATTGTATGTTCAACTTTACACCACTTACCACATTTATCTCCAAGCTCTCTTTCTTCTTTACCCTCATTCATTGGAGCCATAAATGCACCATGAGTAGAAGGATTAGAAACAAAATCAAAAGCTATTAACTCAAAATCGTCTTGTACTTCTGATCCTCTGTTTGTTTCATTTATTGTTCCCAAGCCTCTAGAAGATATTCCTAATCTGATTCCATTTACAAATAACTCTTGTAATATATTGCCAGACGGCGTGCTTAGCACTTCAACTGTTCCAACTAAATCGTCACCATCCCAATGCATTTCTGTCACATTATGAGACACATTAGATAAATTTACAACAGAAGAATCTGGATGATCTAATTCTCCCAAAGCTCTTCGCTCTTTAACCTGCACTTCACTATACTCTTTAGCTTCTCTTGCTAAAATATCTTTTGGATATATTCTACCATTTTGGTTTTTAGTATTGGCTCTTTGTAATACGCCAGCAACCTTTACCTTTTTATTGTTCGCAACAGCTTCTTTTATTACTGAAGGTTGAACATCAAATGGTACATAATCTACTAATAATTTCTTACTCATAATATACTCCTATGCCCAAGAACTTTTTCTTCTAAACAAGTCATAAAATAATTCAGCCATTTCAGCTCTAATTATTTTTTTTAATATTCCAACATCTTTAGACTCTATTGCCTCATTAAACATAGATTCTCTAGCTTTCATATTCAAAGCAATATCTCTTAATTTCATTGCTCTAAAAGCGTTTGGTAACTGATTTGGATTTATATGATCGTGAAGCTCATCCATTACTACTTCTCTAAACATCTCATATTTAACCATGATGTTTTTCCCAATCTTTATGTTGCATATATCCAGATACTTCAGCTTTAGTTCCTTCTGATCCAGATGTAGCTCCCCAAAATGGAGTTTTAGGTGGACCTAAACCACCATCTAAATTACCAGTCACATTTATCTCATCAAGCTCTCGCTGTACGAGTTTTCTTACAATTGATCTAAATCTTTTTTCTAACAGTCCTTGCATTTGCATGTTTCCTTTACTTCTTTAAGTAATTGGTAATATCTCATCATTCCTAAAACCTGCTTATCCTTAACTGTTGATCCTTTAGATAGCCTAGCTATTTGAGTAGTTACTTCTGCTAATTTAATTTTTGTAACCTTATCCTCAACTTTAGGAAGTACTCTTTTCAATGCTTTGTGAACTCTAACTATTTCTTTATTCAAATATTCTCTAAGCTTATTTGTATCTGAAACATTATTAATATATTCTTTGAGTAAGCTTTTCTGCTTTCTATCTAAGCCATTATATTTAGAATTAAATTTATCTACTAACATTCTGTATGAAAGCAGTCTTAAATCTTTATCTTGCTTTTCATATGCTTCATAAACCCTATTCTTTTTTCCAACAGCAGCTCTATTTTTTCTAGTAATATGTTCAATCAATGTATATTGATTTCTAACAAAGTCTGCTGGAGTCTTACTAGCATTCTCAAATATACAATGAATTGCTGCTAAAACTCTATAATTTGGAATTCTAGATTTAAAAAAATTAGAAGCATTATATTTTGAAAAAACTTCTTTAACTAAACTATATTTCTCTTTATGTAATTGTTTTACATTAATTTTATGTCTAGCTTTAATTGCTGCTGTAACAAAGGTTTTTGCTTTTGATTCAGTATCAAATCTTTCTTTAACTAAATTTTGATATAAAACTAATTCTTTTCCAAGCTGAGTTTTCTTATTAAAATGAGATTTAATAATACTCATTGCTTTTGGAGTTCCAGCATTATTTAATGTTTCTGTTGCAATTTGACGTACTAATAATTCATATAGTATACCAGTGTTTTTGTATTTCGAATGTTTAGCCATTACTAAATATCTCCCTATAAGTTAACAGGTACTTTTTCTCATATATAAATATAATACTATTCAACATTTGGTTCGTCTGATATGAGATTCTTCTCATCTAGAAGCCCTCCGTCGTCATTATACTTAATTTCTAATGCGTTTTTCATAGTTTCTGTAATAATATCTTTAGTTTTTGTTTTAGATATCCAATCTCTCATTGGACTTCCATTCCTGTATGTATGCTTTATTGCTTTAGATCTAGACATAGACTTGTTTTGTTTAGCACCAATTGGATCTCTACCTCTAGCTGCTCTATCAGTTTTATATTTTTGCCCACCTTTTGGTCGACCTGCTCCAGGATGTCCACCCTTTGGAGCACCTCTATTATCTTGAGCAAAGATACTTACCTTGTCATCGCTATCGTAACTGGGTTTGTCTTCATCTCCGCCACCAGCACCTTGACCCTGCTCTTTTTGACCTTCTTGACCAACCATTGCAAGATCGTGAGGTGTACCAAAGGATTGCCCTGTTGTTACAGGATCGTTACCTTCTGCTTCGATCTGATCATGTCTAAATTTGAGCTTGATATCTTCAATAATGTGTGCTCTTTCTCTTTTTGCCTGATCTGTTGACATATTAAAAATATTTTCATAAACCCAATCTTCACTTACCATTTTAAGATCTTTCAAATCAGAAGCTAAACTAGATTTGTTATTCCACAACTCTATTTTTTCTTGCTCATAAACAATACTTGGATTTGTAAGAGATAGATCAAAATTAACTAATTCATTATCTTTATATCCTTGAGCATATAAATGAACTATTGCTATCTTATATAATTCTGACTCAACAATTCTTTGTATTCTTTCAATTGTTCGAGCGAATCTAACATCTTCTGCGGCTAATGTTGACTTTCCTTCAACTCCCTCTTCATATCCTAAAAAGGCTTTAGGAATTTTCAAAGCAGCCAACATTTTATTCTTTAAATATTCTATATCGTCTATAGAATTATTTTCTAACCCTCCCAAATTATCTATTTCTGTACCACTATCTCCTCCACGTACTGGTAAATAGAAATCCTCTAACATGTTCTGCATATTATATTTTAAATTATAATCACCAGTAGCTGAATTAACAAACGGAGTCTTCTTCATCTTACTTATTAATGAATTCATATAATTATCAACTTCAGCTGGTGGTATATTACCAATATCTATTTTAAAAACCCTTTTCTCCGGAGCTCTCATAATACGATGAATTAACATCGCATCTTCCATTAATACAAGCTGCTTCCATATTTTTCTAGCAGCTTCTACCATAGATTTACCATAGGGTAAAAAATTTGTATCACTTAATAATCTGAAGTGAGCAATTTCATAATTCTCATATTCGTGTCTTTGCCCTTCTCCTTCATGATAAAACATAACTGGACGTTGTACGTCTGTATCAAATTCTTCTATTCTTTCCATTTCATATGCCGAAATAGGATTAACATTTACTATCCCATACTTTTCAGAAATATCTAATTTCATAAAGTGATCGCCATATTTTACCAAATTTCTTATCCATGGCCATAAATTAAAATCAACATTTAATACATCATAAAAAAGATTATTCAAAACTTCTCGAATATTGTCATTAGTACTATTAACTTCTAGTATATTTCCAAATTCGTTTCTTACAGTACACTCATCGGCATAAATATCTAATGCTGAAGAAAGAATTGGATCTTGATCCATACCTTCGTAATCATCAAATAAAACCCTTCTAGCAACAGTGTAATTTGTTTGTTGGGCACCCGACCCATATCCAGAACCTTTGTGCAGTTTTGCCCACCTATCTACCATATAGTTTGATGCTAAATTGCCAGAAGACTGAATTCTACTTGTATCAGCAACTTTAAGTCGCCTTCCACCAATATTTCTTACTATTATATTGGTTGAAAACAATCTGTTTAATCTAGCAAATAATGATTTGTCTGCCATTTTTTTACCTCTTTTATTTAATTAGCCATTCTAGGCTTTCTTGTTCACCTTGGACATCCCACTTCCAAGCATCTTCTTCTTCAGGATTACTATACGCTGAACTATTATGTCCAGTTGTAAATGAAGATAATGCTTTTCTTTGCAAGGCCATTCCTTCTTGTCTAAGTCTAAACGCCGTATCTCTTACCCATAAACCAATACAATATGCCATTACTAAATCGTCATTGTATCCTCTTTGGGCTTCAGCCCGTTGACCATTCCAAATAAATACAAATAGTTCATCTATTAGTCTCTTTGATCTAACCAATACTGACTTCTCTCTAAAATAAGTATCTAGTTTAGATATAATTAATGGTCTTGTTTTTGCTGATGTAGTAAATCCTGGTACTAATTTTTCTTTAGCTTTTAAGTCAAACCCTTTTCTCAACTGAACTTCAGTATCAACTACAGTTAAATCTTTAGTAGAATAAAATAAATTTTTATATTGTCTATCTATTGCAGGTTGTATTGCTGCCCATCCAATATTTGTATTCTCAATTACTAAAAGAGCATCATTATATTCGGTTGCAATATTTACACACATATTTCCAAAATCCTTTGTTCCTATTTTTCCTCTATACTCTGCAACTTGTTCTAATGTTTCAACATCTAATATATGAAATGCTGACCAATCTGAAGCGTCTCCTCTAGCTACATCTGCTGATACTATATAATCTTTTGTATAGTTTGGATAATCCCATACCCATAAGTTTCCATCAAATCCCTTCTTTTCTAATGGTTTTTTGATATGAGTTTGCTCATAAAATTGTAATGTCACTGGATCTACTACAGTATTACCAGAAGTAATAAAATCAGTATCACATTCCTGAGCTGCCATCTTTTCTCCTAAAATAGTATCTTGTTCGTCTCTCCAGTCTTGTTCTCTATCTGGATGTATAGACCAATGCAATTTTATTGTGTTAAATCCGTTTATTCCGGCTTCTGCGTCTATCCAAGTCTTATGAAAGAAATTTCCTACGCCGTTAGGAGTAGATAAAATAACTGCTGCACCACCAGTAGCTAATGTTTGTTGAGATGCTGTCCATATTTCTTCTACTTTATCAATAAAAGCAGCTTCATCTAATATTAATAATGATAGTGCTTCTGATCTACCAGCGTCTACTGAACTGGAAACAGCTTTAATTTGAGACCCATTTGCGAATCTTAAACTAAGTTTATTATCTTCAATACACTTTCCCTTAAGCCAAGAAGGTAAATTATCATGCATTACTCTAACTTTTGTTACTAAATTTTTTGCAACTTCCTGCTTTGTAGCAATAACTAAAACATTTTTATCTTGATGAAATAACATCAACCATAATGAATATCCACCGGTTAAAGTAGACAGACCCAATTGCCTAGCTTTTAAAATAACATTGTATCTTTCATTCTGAAAATCTTCTAAAACATCTTCTTGAAAATCATAAAGATCAAATGGTATTTTTCCTCTAGTTGGATGCTGAATCATACAATATCTGCGCATAAAATATGCAGAATCCTTTATACATTTACTGTATTCTTCTTTTATAATCTGTTTTAATGTTTGTTGAGATGCCATCCTATTTTACCTTATCATAAAGCCAAATATTTCCAACAACAGTTAATACACCATAAGAATAGTATAGCCACTTGTTTTCATACCAGGATGGCTTTACATTCTTAGAATATTTCTTATAGTTTTCAACTTGTTCTTCTAAATCCACTATTAAACTATCCTGGTTGTTTATTACAACACTATCTGCAGCTACTTTTTCTTCATAATTAGCAACTTGAACCTCATATGCAGCAATTAATTCTTTCTGCTGCTTAAGTGCTGCAGCTAATTTAACCAT